GATTTCAAAAAAGTTCTTTGGCTTGACGTTCCAATCGACATCATTTCGACTGTACTGCTCATCATCATGTTTGCCGGAACTTTTGCTGGCATGATGGCGGCAGTGATAGGGGGGTGTATCATTTCTAGCTTTCTCTGGGCCTCCAAGAGGATCAGGGGTTACAAGCGCCTCATCTGGGACACATACCGATTCCGCTGGGAAGAGGTTAAGCCAAGATAGGTTTTGTATTACCAACTGCGATCTTTAAGTGGTTGGGATCGGGGTCAACAGCCCGTCGCCTGTTGGGAGTCCTGGGCATGACTCGTCTAAACTGCCTCATTTCAATCATGTCAAACGTAAGGAGAATCAGACATGAATTTCGCTCAGATCACTGTATCCGGTAACATTGGTGCAGACCCAGAGATCCGTGACGTGAACGGCACAAAGGTTGCCAACTTCTCTGTCGCGGTCAACGAGAACTACACCAACAAGTCCGGTGAGAAGGTCGAGAAGACCCACTGGTATCGCTGCGAAGCGTGGGATGGTGGCAATGGCAAAGGCCTCGTCACCAACGTCATCGAGCCGTACCTCAAGAAGGGCAGCACCGTGTTCGTTCAGGGTCAGCCCATCATCGAGGAGTACGAGAAGGACGGCCAGACCCAGCGTTCCTTCAAGGTCAAGCTGGCTGGTGCTGGCTCGACGTTCCGCCTCGGATCCCGGGGTGGTCAGTCAGAGGGTGGTAACACCCCGGCTGGCGGGAAGGTGGACGACACCGACATCCCATTCTAATCTGAAATGGAGAGGGGCGGATTTCCTCCCCGCCTCTCTCACCAACTCTGGCGTTACTACGTCCACTGTAAAGTGGTGAAAGCGTCAGGATAGTGAAGCAGGGGACGAGCGGCTGTGCTGCAATCCCCTGCCTCACGCCTCAGAGGAGAAGCCAATGAAGCCATTCACAAGTGAACTGACCCCAGCTGTGGCGGTCATGATTGCCATCGGTGCAGAGACGCCTCGATCCGATCAGGAGTTTCTGGACGCTTGGCAGTACATCCACGACACCGGCCTGTCTCAACGCCTCAAGGAACCTTGGGTAGAGAGCAGGATCTCAGACATGATCCGAGAAGGGATACTGGAACCATGAATGAACTCTACATCTGCCGTGACTGTGAGACATGGCATGCCTCATACGAGGAACTCAAACATTACGACTCGACTAGCGGGGGCTTCTGCACGACATGCGGTAGCCCCGATCTTCTTGTGGAATCGGAGATGGATGATGACCAGAGAGACTTTTACATCGGGAGGAACACATGCTCAATGCAATACGACGACTCAATTTCCTGAACGACAAGACCCGCTGGATTGGCTGGTTCGTCACTGTTCACCTAGCCTTGTCGTTTCTTGTCCTGACCTTACTCGTCGGTATGGGGATCAATCCGACCCTGCTGGTGAGCGTGCTGGGCGCACCGTTATGGATTGGTGTCGCCTTCGCCTCGAAATATCTAACCGACAAAATCATGGAGGACTGAGTTGCACAGCTCATCAATCACACTCGACTGTCACCGAATCACATGGAAGGTGGAGGACGATATGGTCTCGCTTCAATTCTGGGACTACTGCCCCAAGCTGGGTTACGAGACTATTGTCCACCAAGTAATCACCTTCAAGCCCAAGGAGGAGCGGTACGCATTTCCCATGTGCCGTTTCAAACCCAAGGGCGGTGACTGGAAGAACTACTTTGTAATCATGCAAACGGAGGAAAAAACCGATGCAGCAGCAAATTCGACTAAAGGAGCTGAAGCCCAGCCCCAACAATGTGAGGCAAGTGAAGGCCAGTAAGTCTGGTCATCACCAACTTGTTGCCTCAATCAGGGCCAAGGGCTTGCTTCACAACCTTGTGGTTACGCCTAATGGCAAAGGCTATGTCGTCATTGACGGCAACCGCCGCCTCGAAGCACTCAATCAAATCTACAAAGACAAGGCCACGCCCATCAACTGTGTAGTGCTGGAGTCAGACGACGCAGAGGTTGGCCTCCATGCCAACATGATGCGTGAAAACATGCACCCGCTTGATGAGTGTGATGTCATCATGGCTCTTGTTGCTGACGGTCAAGAGGACTTCGCCTCGGTTGCTACCCGCTTTGGTCAAACTGACAGGTGGGTTAAACAGCGTGTAAGCCTCGCTGAGCTGTCTGACAAAGCCAAGCAGATGTTCCGTGCAAACGAGTTCAACATCGGCGTGGCTGAAGCTCTGACGCTTGGCGATCATGCAGCGCAGGACAAGTATCTGGAAGAGAATACCCACTTCCACATTGCCTCGATCAAACATCTTCTCACCATGAGAAAGATCGAGACACGCCACGCCCTGTTTCCCATCGACAAGCACCGTGAGGCACTGGCTATCGAGTCCGACCTGTTCAGTGACGATGAGTGGATCACCAACATCGATGAGTTCAATGCACTTCAAGATCGTGCATTGCTCGACATGGTGGATGCCTATCGTGATGCAGGCTATGCAGATGTCATTCTGCTGCGTGACTCATTCCATTGGGATGACCCCGCAACTCGTGGCTTTACTGCCGTGCATGACGAGGGACATGAGACTTATGGCATTGCCGACAAGATCATGTGCATTGCCTACAACAGCTCACGTTTCTCTGTGACGACTCAGGAGCTTGTGCTTCGTGAGACCAAAGAGCAGCAGGAAGCGCAAGAGGTCGAGGCAGAGGAAGAGGGTGAAGTAACGCCTCTTACAATGTCAAAGCCGCAGGAAGCTCTGCTTGCTGGTTACTTTGCACATTTCATGAAGAACAGCATCTTCGAGAATCATGGTAACTACGTCAAGCTCATGAAGGCTCTGCTGTGTCACCGTTCCCTCGGATATACTTACAACCACACCAACCGCGTCGGTAACATCTATGCAGATCACCAGACGCTCTTCCCCTCTGAGGAGTACCCAGATGATTATGTACATCCGATTCATGAAGGCACTATACAGTCTCACATTGACGCTGCTAGAGATGCTTTCGATGCTGACGGCACTACACCACTCATGTACTGCCTTGGCCTCACAGATGAAGAGCTTGATAAGCTATTTGTGGCGTGTTGCCTCACAGGTCTGGGTAAATATGACTTCTACTCTGACACGCTCAAGGAAGCGCTCCCAGACTTCGCAACTCTTGCTGCCGCATCAGGTGAACGTGGATGGTTCAAGCCAGACGCCAAATGGCTGAACAAGTACAAGATCAATCAGATCGAGATGCTTGAAGACTACTGCTTCGGCAAAGTGTCATCTGGGCCAAAGAAGCCACGGATCGAGGCTTTGGTGAAGTTCTTGGACAAGAACCCGGTCTTCGATCCACTTGGCGACTGGCCGCAGTACAAGCCCCAATAGGCAATCAACGAGGCCTCGGCAACACCGTCTTCGCACTTGCGAGACCAGCTGCTCTCTCCCATTGGCATGAGATCAGTTGCTCGTTGCCGGGCCAGATCCTTATCACTTGGCACACCTAGATCTGACTTCCATTTGCGTGGGATGACAACTGTGTAGCTGTAGCCAAGTGCATGCAATATGCCGATGTAGACTCCGTAGCCAAAGCCAGTCTTAAATGTGCTGGCTACACCCTGCCTCGGCATAGCTTGCTGCTGTTCAATAAAAACCATGTCAGGTTCGTATTGCACCAGCAGCTTGCAGATACCTTCCATATCCAAAATTTTCTTGTTGGCTAGTTTGGATGTGGGAACACGATGGGCGTACAGATCTAGCCCATTGTAAAACGCAATGCCTCCGGTAACACCGGGGTCAATCCCGCAGATCATCATCTCGCACCTCTAATCTTATGTCACAACCAAGGGCTTCTGCCCAACAGTACGCATTAAACAGTGTTGGCTTCCTGTTCCCGATTTCCCACTTTGCTACGACACCGGGAGAGACGCCAAGCATAGCATCCATAGCGTGCTGGGTTAGGCCGAGTTGATACCTACGGCGTTGAAATTGCTTGATTAAATCAGAGGTAAACTGCTGTTCGCACATAGCATTAGTCCTCGATAACAAGCCAACTATATGGTAATGTGAATTGACATACAAGGAGTACCGTGATGAAGGCCTTCCTGCTTACCGCCGCTGATGACGGCATCAATCTT